CATACCGAAAATGTTGTCCGCCGTGATCGTGCCGGCACCCTGATCGGCAGCTTTCGCCACTTCAATCGTCGCCGTGGAATTCAGCATACCGAGCGGTTTCTTTTCGCCGTCGCCGCTGATGATCGCGCCTTCCAGCAGTCTCCGCGCACCGATCGTGAACGCTCTGCCGAACAGCGAGGACATGAACGCCGCGTCCTGAAGAAGTTCTTCCGTTGCATACGCAAATCCCATCATCTTTTCCAGTTCCAGACGCGCTTCACGGAACTGCGGCTTCGTAGCTTCTACGGTTTCGCCTTCTTCTGCCCAGAACATCTTTACACCGCCGAACACGGAGTCGGAAATATCTTCTTCCTTTGCCGTCATCCAGCGGACGGAATTGGAGTTCGCACTGCAGGTGTAGGTATCCACGCGGGAAAGAATTTCGCCCGTCTGTGCCGCCGACTCAAGAATATTCCCCGCGAAATCTTCCTGAATGGCATAGCCGCCGTCTGCGCCGGTTTCCGTATTCGTCCCCATGATCGCGTTGTTCACGCGGATCAGACGTTCGTCCACTTCCCCTTTCGCCGCGTTGCGGATTGCCTGAAGCTGTTCGCCGAGGGAATTGAACACCTTCAGCGGCTTGTCCTTGCCCCCGTCCTTGTCGTCCTGTACGCCGTCCGGGTTCTTCACCGGCTCCGCGCCTGCCGCAGAAATCGCCGCCTGATTCGTAAGCAGGTCGATTTTTTCTGCCTGTTCCTTGATTTTATTCTGAACTTCTTTCAGTTCAGGCCCATAATTCTTATCCAGAATCATCTGCTCTGACCGCTCCACGAGTTTAGCCTTTTCGGCTTTTGCCTCGTTGATTTCTACAAAATAATCTATTTTAGGCATATTTACCTCCGTCTTAATATCTGTAGTTTTCAAGCCACGCCTTCGCAGCCTTTTCCGCATCTGCGTCTCCCTGCTTTGCGGCGCGGTATTCGTCGATCATCTTCTGTGTGGGATACCGTACCCGTCCGGCGGCGTTGATGATCGTCCCCGCCGGTACCGCCTCTCCGACGATTTCGTCGATCAGCCCGTATCCCTTGGCCGCTTCGGCGTCCAGCCAGATATCCCTGTCCATCAATGCCGCGATTTCCTCGCGCGAAACCTTGATTCTCGGTTCATACGCATTGAGAATCGCCTTCTTGATGTTATCCAGTTCTTCTGCCGTGTGCCGCATATCGTCCGCATCCCCGACCGTGTAAGTGCTGGGATTGTGGACGCAGACCAGCGCAACCGCTTCCGCAACAATGCGGTCGCAGGCCATCATCGCCACCGTTGCCGCCGATGCGGAACGGCTCTGGATGTGCGCCGTCTTTCTTCCCCTGTACGCCCGGAGGACGGAGTAGATTTCCGTACCCGCTACGAGCGATCCGCCGTCCGAGTTAAAATAGATCGTCAGCTCTTCGCCGTTCGCCTGTTCACACAGATTCCGGATGTCGGCCGGGCACACATTCGCTGTTTCGCCAAACCATCGCCAGATTTCTGCATATTCGTCGGAAAGCAAATCCCCGTTAGAGCAATTCCAGGAAAGAATGCACATAACCAGCGGCAGAAAACCAACCGAGAATATCCTCACAGGAAACCGCAGCATAAGCCTCAGAAATTGCATTGGCAAGAAGAGCCGTTTCCCGAGCCTTCCGTTTGCGCAAAAATGCTTTGATCTTTGACCACAGCATCTCAATCGGATTCAAATCCGGACTGTACGGTGGAAGGTAGAGAACCGATGCTCCTTTTTCTTCAATGGCCTGCCGGACACCGGCTACTTTGTGAACGCTCAGATTATCCATGATTACAATATCTCCCGCTTTCAGTGTAGGAGCAAGATCGTTCCGGATATATTCCAGAAACGTCTCTCCGTTCACCGCTCCGGTGAGTTCTTTATGTACCATGGACGCATTTTCAAGACGGATGGATGACAGCAGTGTCGTGTTTTTCGGAGTTTTCAGTGGAACATAATCATATATCCGGTTTTTTCCGACAGCACGGCCGTACCGTCGGGTCATGTTCAGATTTACTCCGCTTTCATCCAGAAACACAAGATGTTCCCGTTCCATTGTCTTCTGCTGTTCCTGCCATTCTTCACGGCGGGCTTTTACGTTATCTCGTTTCTGTTCACTGGCGCGTACCATCTTTTTTTAAACCGGAATCCCAGTTTGTTCCGGAGAATCGCACTGATCTGCGATTTCTTCATACGCAGTCCCAGAGTCTCACGGATTTCTTCCAGCGTAATATCCGGAGTGGACTCCACAAGCTGTCTCATTCGCTCCAGTCCCGCTTCGTCCAGTTCTCCGGTTCTGCCGCAATTGCGGCTGTCCGACTCCACACTTTGAGTTTCGCGGTATCGCTGCTGCAGACGCCAGACCGTTGCACGGTGGACTCCGAAAATTCTGCTTGCTTCCGGTATGCTCATCCCCTGTTCCAGATTCGATATGATAAGTTCTCGCTTTTCTTTGCTTACCATTTGCCTTCTCCTTGGCTTTTTCTCTTATTATATCACCTTTTTGCTGATTTGTTGCATGTTTTTGCGGAATTGCTCTAAAATGAAATTCAGCCATTCCTTATTCCTCCTTTCCCGTACCGTCTCCCGCGTTCGTTCCGTTTCCGGCATTGCTTCCCGTCCGGAACGCCGCTTCATCATCGACCGGAGCGAAGTTTTTGGACATCCAGAACTTCTTGCCCCATCCGTCCGGAAGGGGAGAACGGTCTTCGTCCGCGCGGATGTCGTCCGCACACATCGCACCGATGCCGATCATTTTCTGATAGTAATTCGCACGCGCTTCATGAGTGCCGCGCATGATCGAATTCTCGTTTTTCTTGAGGTAATACCCCTCGTCAATGTCCTTCCGTGAGAATAGCTTGTACTTCCACTCCTGCTCGATCTGCACCAGATGCGGCGTGAGCGTGTCCGTCAGGAAATCAAGCCTCTGCTGTTCATTCGACTGATAGCTTTGCTTCCCGCTCTGGAGCATGTGCAGGGGAATCCCTGTCGCCCTCGAAACCTCTTCCACTGAGAATTCCCGGTTTTCAAGGTACTGCGCTTCCTGATGGCTGATGCCGAGCTGCGTGTACTTCATCCCGAGGTCAAGCACTGCCACCTTGAAGGCGTTGTCTCCAGAATACTTGCGGTTGAATTCCTCTTTCAGCTGCGTCCGCTTGTCGGGACCGAGTTCCGCGTCAACCTCAATGACCCCCGACAGCCGCGCACCGTTCGTGTAGAACCGGTTCCCGTACTTCTGCGCCTTCAGATCGGTGTCAATGGTTTCCTTCCCGATGTGAAGCATCCCACGTCCGCCGACACCATCGTAAGTCTCAAACAGGAAGCGTAAAATCTGCGATTCCGCGAACTTCCGCGTCAGCACCTTCCCGTATGCCTGCGTGTCCGGTACCGTGAATTTGTACCACCGCATATTGTCCCGCGCATTCATGGAAATTTCCGGTTCGGCCGGAATCGGAATGATCTCGGAAACCGCTCCGCGTTCGTCCCTCTCGATGTAGGCATACCCCGCACCGTACCAAAAAGCTCGCGAAAGAATCACCTTCTCCGCCATGTACGGACTCATGTAGGCGTTCGCCCGCGTCTTCAGCGGATAGGCAAGCGCGTGATCCACTTCAAGCCGCTGTTCTCCGTCCTTCCGGCGAATCTGCCAGGGCATCGCCGCAAGAGAATTCGTCAGAATCCGGTGAGCCGCCGCAACCGCGCCGAGCTTTTCCGCGTTCTCCGGAGAACACCCGAACGGTCCGACCGTCAGAAGATCATGGAAAATCTGCTCAATCGTCTTGGTCGAATACCCCGCACCGTCCGCCGCGCTCCGGATCGCATTCGAAAATATCACAGCATATCCCTCCTGTTCGGTTCATCCCGGCTTTTCTTTGCAAATTTCGCGGAAGCTTTCGCCCAGATGACCGCCGTCGTCCAGAACGCCGCCGCACAGCCGATCAAACCGATCTGCCACCCGACCGAAAACGCACAGACGATCAGACATACCCATCCGAGCAGATAAAGCACATCGTCAATGTATCGCATCGATTAACCTCCTTCTCAAAATCCCGAAGCAAAAGAAAAAAGCGGAGTTTTTCAACCCCGCTTTGCTTCGATGATAGGATTATACCACACTTTTTCGGTCAGCTACTGCAATCTTTATCCGAAACCACGCTGTTTTTCACAATTACACGGACTCTCGCACGCAGGATTCTCCTTGTTCCCGGCAAGACGCATGGAGCTTGTTCGGCTGTCAACACATCAAATTCCGCTACTTTCAAAAGTTCCCCTGCCATACTGCGTGTCAACGATTCCCTCTTGATTTTGTCCGGAACTTCTGGACGGTCTTCTACATAAGCAATCAGTTCTTTTGTTTCTTCGTTTTTTGTAGGATCAGGAAATACGCCTGAACCATACAGCAATCCTAATAATTTATCCATATTGTCCAGTTCCCGTCGCATCCGATCGTTTTTGATCCGCATTTCCTGCACGATCCGCGCCCGGCTTTTATTTCGTGCCATTTTCGTCCTCCTTCACACATTTTTCAATCAATTTCTGAATTTTCGAGAAAATTCAGCCTTCTTTTTTCGATCTCCGCTTCTTCCCGGTTAATAAAAACCAATCTTCCAATATCCGCTTCGTCGAAAGTGATTAAGTCGGTATTGTAGAATACGTTTTCGACCACATATTCATACACCCTCTCACCGTCCGTCTGATAAACCGTATCTCCCACCTTGCACGGCGGAATCTCCACACCGTGGGCAAAGAGATAATCGACAATCGCATACAAGCGTTCAGCCGGCGAACGCGGAACAACATCCCCCGCCACCATGTAATTTGCCTCCACAAGCATCTTGAAAAGCCGTTCACGTTTGTCCATGTCAATCCTCCTCCACATACTTTTCTACGATGTATTCCAGTTCTTCATCCCCGACTGGGTGACACATCACAACACGATATCCCTGTTTCAGCAGTTCGTTTAAATTTTGCGTCACACTAGGATCATACGGATACCCTTTGGGTGCCCGTCTGGTTCTGACAACACGTTGCTGTGTCTTCTTCTTGGCAACCGGACACTCTCGAATGATCTTCCGACACTTCAAAATCCCGCTCTGTTCCACACCATCCGCTTCATAAAAAGCCATGTCGATCAGTCCAATCAGCTTCTCGCGTTCAATATGCTCATCCATTTTCTTAGCCTCCGTCCATCTTTGCACCGCAGTTGGGACAAAATGCAGTTCTGCGAGAAGCAGCTTCTCCGCATACGCTGCAATGCGGCGCACCTGTTCTCACCACATTGTAGTCATCCTTGATAACAGTAATTTCCCACTCTCCCTGCACTTCCGGACGATATCCGGCATCAATCAACTGTTCTGCCGTAGTTCGCACCGTACACGGGTCGGCACACTTCCGTTTTCCGAACTGACGTTCGTTAAATGTGCACTTTGCACCGTCCATGTATACCGGACAGATGATTTTTACGATTTCATCAATTTGGAGTTCTTTGTCCATGTTCTCACCTTTCTCGCATTTTGGACATTTTCGAACGCAGTCCTGAAATATCCGAAAAGCCCTCTCAACCGCGTTGTTTTTCGGCATCCTCGACAATTCCTTGTCAATCAGTTCAAACAGTTTTTCCCGGTCGATATACTCAGCCATCTTTCATTCCTCCGTAATTTTTTCAATTGACTTATCCAAAAGATACTGCAAATCTTTCACCACATCTTCCGGACTGACCCCTTCCCGAAGTCTTCGCCACACATGATCCAGCCATGTATTATAGTCCGTCTTTTCGGTGTCAGTGTCGGCCAATCTTTGCGCCAGCGGACGAAGATCGATCACAAAGTTATTTCCTGCAAGAATCCGGATTTCATCCTCCAGAGCCACCGTCCGTATAGCCTTTTCTGTTCCCTTGTGTGTCATGATTATCCTCGCAATGTCCGCATGATCCATAACTTCCATCAGCCGGTACATATTGCGATAGGTACGCTGTTCCCGGAAACTCTCCGCATCGTCCTTTGTCAGTTCCACAAAAACATTTCCCTCTCGCAGCATAACTTTATCGAAATTCTTGGCAAACCGCACATCCGTTGTCTGTCTGCAATGCGGGTCACACAGTTTACACCTCTTTCGGTTACATTCAAAATAGATTTTCGTGACTTCTGCCTTCTCTTCCGTGTGTTCTGTCTTTTTTTCGGCATATTTTCCCTGACAAACCTTCACAAAATCTGCCCGGGAATACTCTTTGATATCATTGATAAGCGCAGGAATCTCATGCGTATAGACTGGTCTGCCGAATAGCTCCTCAAGATATTTATAGTATTCATCTCGATCCTCGCCGGTCAGAAAACAAATTCCCGTATACGCTTCACAAATAGCTTTTTCTCTGTTTGTCATTTTCCCTCTCCCTTCTCAGTCAAAAACATACCCGCGATCTTCGATTGCCTTGTTTACGTCAACCTTGTTGTCCACCGCCACGATCAGCCGCGTCATCGCATTCATCAGCGCGGCGACCGGGTCAATGCGCTGCGTGTCATCTTTGTGCCGCTTCGACAGCTTGATGTTGTCGTTCTGGTTCCTCTGCTCCACGGCATTGTTCAGACACCACTCAAACAACGGCGAATACTCCGCCACCAGCTCCCCGGTCAGCACCAGTTCCCGGAACCGCTTCGTCCCGAGGTTCAGTGCCGCGCACGTCTGCGGGATTTCCACCACCTTCTCCTCGGAGTTATAGTGCCCCCGCATCCGCAGAGCCATGTCCGTGGCATTGTAACCGTCATAATCGACTTCCACCGCCGTCCGCCCGTTTGCGTGCGTCACACCGTCCGTCTCTGACTCGCAGGTGTAGATGTAGTCCTCGACATACGCATTGTCCACAACATCCCCTGGTGTCATGATAACGTGTCCGGCGTTTGCCCATTCCAGATAGGGAATCCGGTCAGACCTCCGGTGCTCTTCCGCGCGGTTCTGAGGGATAAATCCCATCACCGACACCGCGATCCGCCCGTCCGGAAGTCTTCCGCACCATGCCGCTCCGGTAAGGTCGGTGGTCTTGGAGAGGTCAAACCCGTAATACCCCGGAATCCCTCTCGTCAGTTCACGGAATTCCTCCGAAGAAACCTCCAGTGCCTTGAAGCGATCCATCAAACCCGAAAAATACTTGTTCTGCGCGTCTGCCTGCCATCGATCCAGACGCTTGATAAGGAATTTCCGGATTTTGTCCGGATCATTGTTCGCGTAGGCATCGTTGTATTCGTTCTCCACGCGGGTATACAGCCGTTTCCCGTACTCACTCCCCGCCCGGAAGAACGCGTTTGCCTTGTACCAGCACGATTTTTCATGCGGATCGTCGTCCTCATCAATCGTCCGGATCATCACAAACACGTTTTCCTGCACGATCCTCCCGTCGAGGATCATCAGATACTGCAGATGATCCCGGTAACAGGGGCTGTTCTCGCAGTCTTCCCCCGCCGTCGTGATGATAAGGTCAAGTGACTGCGCCCGTTTACCCATCCCCTGACGGGCCGCGTCATGCTGCGAACTGTCGGGATGCAGATGGTATTCTTCCGTGATAACCAGCGACGGACGACCGCCGTCCTTGTTCTTCTTGTCCTTGGAGAAAACCACAACTTCCCCGCCGCGCTTCTTGTGCCGTATGTACGACCGCTTGACGGAAAGCCTCTTGGAAAGTGCCTTTGAACTTTCCGCCATCGTCGCCATGTCCTCACGGGCTTTTCGCCCCTGAAACTTGTCCACCGCGACAATGTTGACTTCCGGTTGCAACTCATACACCGCCGCTTCTGGCTGTCCCGGCGGATAAATCGCATCCCCGGTCATGAAGTACAGCCCGGTTCCCGCCGCCATCGTCGTTTTCGCGTGCCCCCTCGGGTTTTCGATATAAGCGGTATCGTATTTCCGCTTCCCGGTTTCCCGTTCTACCCATCCGAAGATGTTCCCGTAGTCGAAGATTTGCCACGGTTCCAGTTCGATCATCTCACCGGCAACATCCACGCGCGGAATATTTGCGAAGTGCCGTATAATCCGTTCCACCCTCGACCAATCAAACACCCACGGGAATTCCGGATCATTTTCCGCGCGTTCCATATCCCGCAGATGCCGTTCACAGGCCTGCTTTTCCGGCTTGGCACACATCTTCCCGTAATCCGTATTCAGTACAGCCCACGCATACTGTGTGACAGCGTCCATCGTTCGCTCAGTCTCCATACAGATCATCGTCCGGATCAGTCTCCGGCGGTACCAGTTTCTGCGCCAGTCTCACCCGGCTCTCCGGTGTCAACCCCAGTTTTCCTGCGTAGTTTAGCTGTGATGCTTCCAGCAGTCTCAGTTCCTTCGACAGCTCCAGCACATCCGCGTTTTTTCGATGCCCGTTCAACGCCGAGAGATATTTTTTCCTCAGTGATGTGATCCGCGACACGATCGAACAATACGATCCGAGCGTTTCACTGTCAAGGTTATCGAAAATTCCGAACGTGTCTGCATCATTCAACGTCTGCGCCCATATCTGCTGACCGGTGATGTCATTCGACAACGATTCCGGCATTCGGATTTCAACCTTCTCTCGCCGGAATGCTCCTTCCTGACGTTCCCGCTCTTCCAGTTCCTCGTTGCTTAAATGGCCCTTGAGATTTTCAACTTTTTTCGGATTCTGCATCCCGTTTCTCCTTTCCACTATGATTTACGCCGCATTTACCTAGCGCACGCCTATGTATGATAATTGTGTAGCAAACCCGCTTTCCGCCATATTTCAAAAAAGTTCAAACAGGGACTTTTTGCGCAAACGAGAGGCGTGGCGGTTGGGAGGGATTGCCTGTATAAGTTTTAAGGCAGGCGGGGAGTGTTGAACGCCCGCCGCTCCGCCATTGTCTTCCGGCTGTGGCAAGCATGGCACAGCGACTGAAGGTTCGAGACATCGTAGAAACGCGTTCGATTTCCACGGTGCGGCACAATGTGATCGACGTCCGTTGCCTTGGTTCGCACGCCGTGAAGTCCGCATTCACGACAGTAAGGTTCGCGAATCAGTTGTGCCGCCCGCATCTCACGCCATCGCTCTGTGAAGTACAGCCCATGCCATTCTCCCGATTCTCCCCGTTCTCCCTGTATGGCTCGCTTCACCCGCCGGACATCCCTCTGATGTTTCTCGCAATATCCGCCGCCGCGAACCAATTCCGGACAACCCGTGCGCCGACACGGTTTCAACGGAAGTACAGCGTATGTTTCACTGTTCTTATCGTGATCCACCTTTCTTCCCCTCTCCTTTCTATGCTTCTTCGTATTGATTTTCATTCTCCCCCTTCCCGTTTTTTTGAAACCTGAGCACATAAGGGTGGGGGGAGTCTATCAATCGATTTCGTCTTCTTCAACGCGCAGTCCGCGCATGATTGCAAAGGTTTTCCGTGCTTCATCGAGATAATACCACACCTGCCGTTCTGACAGCGGTACCCTCAGTGCAAACTTTAACACCCTGCTACTGATATCGTGCTGCTGCGGTTTCTTCCACGGTTCCACCATGTATACTGCCCGTACAGCATCACACACCAACCCCTTGCCGGAGTCTTCCAGAACCCGGAATGTTTCCGAGCACGCCATAATATCGCACAGTCCGGCCGCCGCTTTGTCCACCTCCGCGTCGGCGTATACCAACGCCTTTGCAGGATCAATTCCCTGCGCCCGGCGAAGTGCTCGCGCACGAATGCGTTCTGCCGCTTCGTCGTAAGTCGGGCAACCATGCCGCGCCCAGTACACAAACGCCGCCGTTGCATAATCTCTGATAAAATCCTTCTTCAAGGTTTTGCAACCTCTCCTTTCATGTATGCTTCCACAAGATTCGCCGCTTCAAAACCACCATAACACACAGCAGCATAGTACCCCTGCTCCCGCACAGCGGCGATCCAGTCTTTCTGTTCTTTTTCCGGCCTTCCGTCCTTGGCTTTCAGTTCAATGTATAATCCGTGGTATCCACCTTTGGCAACCGGAAGAAATACATCCGATACTCCGCGCTTCACTCCCATAGCCTTGAATCGCGCCGCCTCAGACTTCGATCGCATCCCGCCGTTCGGGATGTGATGCAGCAGCTCCAGTTCCGGCCACTTTCCAGAATTTATCTTCGCCCATGAAAAAAGCCATATCTGCTCTTCGTCTTCGGTCGGGATCATCCGGATGCCGTTTATGTAGTTTTCTTTCTTCACGATTTCCTCCGTGCATATCTTTCCAGATTGTCACTCTCCGGCTTGTACATCACAAACGTCATGTAGTAACTGCCGTTGAACATATTCTTCTCCACTTCCGGGAATTCGGAAAGCCAGTATCCAGGATAACGGTCTGCAAAAAACTTATGCGGATTTGCGCTCTCCGCGATCGCCGCAATGTCCTTCCGTGCATATCTGGTCGTATTGGTCCGCTCGATCGGTTCAACAAGATTCCGCGAACCGCTCCATCTCCGCTTACCGGCGTGACGCTGATCCGAAAGGTACCGGGATAAATCCACTACACCACAGGTGTGGAATTGCAGACGTCTGGTATTTCTCCGTCCGTATTCCCACGCATTTTCGATAAGTTCCCGATCCACACCGCCGGACACGATAATGTGCAGATGGCATCTCCCACTCTCTCCGAACGCCTTGATGACAATATACTTCAGTTCCACGTTATACTTCTTGTACAACCGTTTCAGTCTTCCTATGTAGTTCCGGACATCCTTGTCGAAGCGTTCTTCCGTATCCGGATGACATCCTTCCGCATAGGTCAGAGTGACAACGTAGTCCTTCTTCGTGAAGTTCGCATGAACTTTCCACGTCAGCTTTTCTCTTGCCTTCCGGTCGTTAAGTTTTGATTGGGTCTCTGACGTTTCCCGATATTTTCCTCTCCGCTTTCCCGGTTTACGGAAGGTAGCATATACCGCGCCGAAGATCATGTCGCCGGCTTCTATGATCTTTTCCTTGTATTTGCACTTCATACGCCCCTCCCGTTTTCGTGATGCGTGAATTGTTAATATCCCTTACAAGGACTGCATTGCGGAACCCTGTCCGCAATGTGCCTTATAATAATGTAGATTACTGTCCTAATTCCAAATCCACCTTCGCAACCCGCCTAACACCCTTCGTGCTGAGTGTCAGCGCAGTTCCGTCCGTCAGCGCAATAACTACTTTTCCGATCTGTTCAAAACAAACCCCGTGAAGCACATCCTTCAGCAGCGCGAAGGTTTCTTCACCAACCGGATGATAATGTGCGCTGATTTTTTTCACATTCTTTTCCGCAGAGCTTTTCCATTGCACTTACCCGTGCTTCGTAAACTCGGCATCTGGCGCGCCAGCTCTGTGCACCGTCACAAGTGCACGCATCCCGCGGATCAATATCCGGGTCCATCATTGCGTACTGCCCGCAAAAAGGACAGGTTTTCAGTTCAAGTTCTTTGCTCATCGTCTTTTTCTTCCCCTTTCTTCTACATGTTTGAATTCAAAATCCGACCACTCGCAGGTTTCCGTATTTTCGCGTAGCCAGTCCGTAACCTGACGAATGGCATGTGCGGCTGATTCTGCCGGGACCGGAAAACGCTCGTAATGATAAAAATTGTCCCGAATCAGCATAGTCACGATGTATTCTTTCTTCTTCGGGATATACTCTGCATCTTTTTTGCGATCATTCATTTCCCGCCATCCTTTCCGCCATCGCGGTTACCACCTTTTCAAGCGCACGCGACAGCTTTTCCTCAACTTCCGGTTCCACATTGAGGATGATTTCCTCCATGTTGTGAAAGGCGATCTGCATCTGATCGAGATACGCCGAGAACTTCGACACCATTGGATTCGCCGCAAGCCGCAGTTTCGCAAGTTCTGCGTCCTTCGCCGCCATTTCTGCAGACATCTGGGAATTTACTTCCGCGATGATCGCTTCCCGCTGTTCTTCCGTGATTTCCGCGACGACCGGCTGGGACAGCTTCAACTTCAGCTGAAGCGCATCCCTCTCGTTTTTCAGACGTTCCGCTTCCGCCGCCGATGCTTCCGCAACGTACTGAAGATTTTCCAGAGACGATTTTGCTTCCATGAGTTCCTGCTGTACCTTCTTCAGTTCCGGATTCTTCTTCATTTTTTCGAGATCAGCCGCGTTCTTGTCCGCACGGCGTTTCTGCTCGCTGACGTCCGCCTTCGCCTTTTTCAGTGCCGCACCCATTTCGGCCCGCACCGCCGCGTCGGTTTCGGCTTTCGCTTCCTTGATCTTCGCTTCCAGCTCCGACACCGACATCGCGGGAACATCGTTTTCCTTCACGAATTCCGCACGTTCGGCCGGAGGAAGGGCAAGGAGCGCGATCGCCTGCGAACGGTTCAGATCGCCGTACAGTTCCAGTTTGTTTTCGGCGAAGAAGGACAGCTGCTCGTCATCCTCGCCGTATTCGGTGTAGATCCGCATGAGGTTGTTCGCGTTGCTGGTGGAATAGGCACAGTTTTCTTCGAGCCAGTGCCCCCACTCTCCGTGGGGGACGGCTTCCTTGGCTTCGCAGAGCAGACGTCCGATCTCGATGGACTGCTCAAGGACGTATTTTGCCGTTGTGCGTTTGATGGTGTTGATCTCCGCCGCGATCACGTCCGGCGTGCGGAGGATGATGGTGTTGTTCATGCCGCTTCCTCTTTCTTCTTTTTATCTTTGGCAAGTCTGCGCTGGACTTCGGTAAGCCAGCGTTTCACGAAGGCGTCCGCTTCCGGTGTGGGTTTGTTGCGTTCTTCGTTGTGATACCCCTGTATCTGACGGAGATTTCCGTCGGGAGAAATCTCGACGGTATACAAAGGGA